AGGCCCTTATGATCCCTGCGCAAGCACTAGAGACCTTCCATAGAACCATATCCCGGATAAAGGAATACTTCGGTGGGCGCGATGGCTTTGTCGATGAGGTAGAAATATTCAACTCGGACTCTCCTAATTGGAGTGAGTACCGTGATCCCAGTGACGATCCAGCAGAGTATGGCTTTACATTACCGATCATCAATGCAACTTGCTACCTCAAGCAAGGATATTGGGACATATGGCCCCTAGCTCGCTACTCTAGTTACTTTATGCCTTACTCAAAAGATATTAATGGGAACATTCGATTATGGCCAAGAGAATATGCCTTCAATGTCGCTAGAATATTCGGTTTCTCTGAGGGCTGGTTTTGTGATGAGTTCCATTCGTGGAATTCGCCCCTAGAAGAAGATAGAGCTGCCAGCTTCAGTAGATGGTGTGCCTATGGAGAAAATGAAGAAGAGGCCAAGGTGTATGAATTTGACCTTGATATGTTTGGTGGGCGTATGGATGGGGATATTTACTACTATTCTAAGTATCATGATAGCTTTAAGGAGTGTCATGCCTTGGTGGAAACTTATGAGCGTATGTATCCCGAATACCGAATACTAACTATAGGTCGACCAGCTAGGGACTTTGCTTTGGTGTGTAAAGGCGAGGAGCTATATGTACTCAATCTCAAGACGGGTGAGAGCTTGACTCCTTTCCCGATAGATTGCTGTCATGCGAACTTTAATGGAGCTGGCTTTACCGTCTCAAGGGGGGCAGAGCGAGCATTCTTCAATAGTGAAGGTAAGCAGCTCACTGACTTTTGAGAAGGGGACTTCGGTTGGCGCTGGGCTCCAGGGTACTCCTTTGAGCAGGTGGTTATAGACCATGTCTCGGGACGCCAGTTCTTGACGGACGGTACGGATGTAGCCCCCGAGGATTAGTAGCTACAGACTTCTATGGGACACACCCTATATCCAGTACCAATGGTTTGATTTATATACAAGGATCGACGCATTTGCATACTATATGATAAAAAGCATAGTAAAGGTACAATGGGGACTAAGCTGCCCCGAAAATTAGAGCAGAAGATGCAGATCGTGAGGGAGCAAATCAAGTCAGCTCACCCACGTCGTAATCTCAGTGTGGCATAGATTGCAGAGCGTGTCACTTGTTCCCCCCTGACCCCCTTTCTGAATGGAGAACTCTTGCCTTTCTCATATAGAGGAATGTGTTGAAAGCTATATAGCCATTGGAGTGATCCTACATAGGAATCAGCCCAAGGCTATATAGCTTTCGACGTTTTGCCTTGCTTGAGACCTCTTATCCCTTGAGCAGGATAAAGGAGGTTCCTCTATATCTTGTTGAGATCTACCTCATAGCCACAGGCCTTCATTTCCTTGGCGACAGAGAATTTCCAACTATCCCCTTCATCCATTTTAATATAGACGACACCAGATATATCATTGGGAGTCTCAATGTCTTCTTTGACAAGGGCGCAGACATTCTCCCTTCCAATTTTCCCGATGAGATAGCCATGCTCAAAGACAACATTCTGTCTTGCCCGAGGCTTTAGATCCCCTTTCTGCTTTTGGGTTGTGCCCAAGTCGCAGGGAGTATAGAGTACGATGCCAAAACCTACATTAGAGTTTGCTTCGATCTTTTCGATGATGGTCTGCCCTGAACTTGCTTGCTCATGCAAGATAATAGCCTGAAGACCAATTTTCTCTATAAATCGAGCAACCGCTTCCTTTGCTGCATTATCATGTCCATGAACGATGAATACTTTTGATTTATCCATTGGAGCTTTGGGCTTGTTGGGTAATAAATCTGCTGATTTGGGAATAGCTTCTTCTTCGCACTCCTTAATTGTTCTCTTGGTGATGTCTGTGGTATATTCATCGTCTTCGACGATATCGTGTGGAAAAAAACACATTATAATGTTAGGATTCAGGTTACGATTTTTTTCTTCAGCATATTCTTTTGATGAGCGATTTGATTCTTTGATGAGGATACGTTGTATCTTCGCTTTATCAAAGGTGTATCCATTAAATAAAAATTGCTCACCTTTTACATAGGGAATAATTATATCCTCTTTTATTTCAGATAGGTCAGTCTTATCTAGTTCGTAATGTTTCTTTCTGAACGTTTGAATAAGTATGTGATAGTATGCCATAAGTTCTTGTTTTTTAGGGGTGATACTAGTACAAAAATAGGAATAATGAGATAGGAACGGACCAATCAGTGGCCTCCATCGGCTTCAAAGTTACTACTTAATGACTACTAGAAGCAAGGAGAAGGCGAAGTGTGGCACGGTGAATGGGGAAGGATAACCTCTCAAGTTCTATCTCGGAGATGCTACTTACTTCCCGATGCAGAATGTTACACGGATCGCCTAATCGACTGACTTATTATGAATTGCTATACACTCCACGAGCCAAGAGCAACAAACGCGCACCGAAACACACGAAAAATGCCCCCGACGAGCTAATCGCGGGGGCGCTTCTTTTTGGGGGCTATTTAGAGTGGCGTACCACGCCGTAGAAGTCGCCGCGCCCAGTGAGTAGCCAGTCGGCGGAGATGCCGTAACCGATGACTAGATAGGATAGCCACGTCGCAGGTACTCGGCTGGTTGTAGGGTCTTTCTCGACCGAGTTCAAGTTCCACCTATTGATGCCGAAGCGCTCTGTAAACGTCTTCTTCCCTCGTATAGCGCCGTCGGCTTTGAGACGATCGAGAGCCTCGAAGAAACGGTGTGTGATGGCTTGCATATCGTCGGACTGCATAGGGCGCGTTAGTGGTTAGCGTGTGTGGGCTGTTGCTGTAGGAGTTCCCAGCGTGCAACTTCGGACGGGGAGAAGGATGGGGTGCGCCCCGACGCTATGGCCTGCTCGAGGCGTCGCAGTTCGTCGGGAGTCATAACGTCTATATATCTGTCGATAGCCATAAGCGAGCTGGCACGCGCCACCGCCTCACGTCGCAGTGCCGAGACATGTGCGTTGTCGAGCATCTGCCCCTCGCCGAGGATCAGCCAGCGGGCGTTAATCTCGGGCAGCGCCTCTAGGATAGTGCGTACTGGTGTGAGGCCTATGCACGAGCCGCGCAGGAGCTTGCTTACATACTGGGGAGACCAGCCCAGAAGTGAGCCGAACTCCCCGATGCGCCCGCCCGTCTTATATTCGATTATAGCCTTAATTCGATTCTTCATTGCCTTATCGGCGCGTGAACGCCATCTTGTCGGAGAGCAGGGTCGCACTCCCGAAGCGCAGAAGTGTGAAGCCGTCGGCGGTGACGTCGGTAATGACACGTGCCTTCTTCTCGGCCATAATATCCTTCATAATGACGTCGAGGCGATAGATCGATAAATAGACCTTTCCGTCCTCCTCGTGCAGTCCGTATATGTTGTCGTACTTAATGATCGAAGGCTTAGCGACGCCGTCGATCTTGAGATAGTTCTCTGATGTGACCGTGCCGAACGCTTGGAACGTCTCAGCCCCGATTTGATAGAACTTCTCCACGGGTGACGGATATGGCGTGAAGACCAGATCCTCGCACTCAATTATGGACTTCGTGAACGTCGACGGCGAGGCCATCTGCTCGCCGTGGAACGATCCCGACAGCGCGCGTGCGATGATGGAGATACGGCTCGATGGCTTCACGACTTCGGCGGGGCTATCCTTCTTACTACACGACGTCAGCGCGGGTGTGCCGAGGAGGGCGAAAGCGAACAGGGAGAGGGTAATTCTTTTCATAGGTGTATTGCTGGCAAGTGTTTCCATTTCGGAAACGGTTAGAAAGTGAAGGTATGCTCGAGGTCGATCTTAGCGACGACCGCCGAGAGGAAGCATATATCATTGATAGGTATCTCGAAGTCCTCGTACTCCTTGTTAAAGCTCCGAGCGATGTAGTAGTCGTTCTCCTTCGCCTTATCAGGGTGGCGGTGTAGCTTTTTTAGGTAGTGCGTAGGCGGGTAGCCGTCTTCCTGCCGTACGGCTACGGCAAAGACCTCGCCAAAGGGCAGGAGTAGCGGGCGGCGTGGATTGAAGGGATAAGGTTTTAGGACGACGCGACAGCCAGCAGGATAGCGTGGTGCCATAGAGTCTCCTCGGATAGGCACTACCATATTGCCGTCGACATCGGGCAATCCCCAGTAGGTGTCGACGGTGCGCAACTCCTCGGTTTCGCCCGTCGTGCCACCGCGGAAGGCTTCTGCGAACTCGGGGATGAGCTTCACGCCCTCCTGCGTCGCACGCTGATAGTCCTCCTCGTCGCCGACTTGGATAGCTTCAGTCCAATAGACGCGGTCGTCCTTCCCTACCCATACGTCGGTGCGTCGTCCTATGTCGGGGAGCAATGCACCAGGATTTATCTCTTCTACGTGTGCGGGCGCGGGGATCGCGCGTATCATATCACCCTCCCCAGTGAGCAACCACGACGGGGAAAGCCCGTATAGGTCTCCCCACTTCTTCGCCTGCGATTTACCGAAGGCCTTGCGCCCCGTGAGGAGTGCATTCACGTACGGCTGACTTACCCCGAGCTGGGCGGCTATCGACGCCTGAGTATGTCCCGTTTCGCGGAGGAATTTGCCCAGCTCCGAAAGTTTTTCTTCATCCATAACCATTTAGGATATAACAATTTGACCCACCTAATACCAAAATATAACCTCTGATGTTTTGTGTATTACCAAAATGGTTATATCTTTGCAGTGTGGGTACTAAAAAGTACCACGCACAAAGATACAAATAAGTACCACAACGGAATGGACAAAAAACTACTTACACCCTACCAGAGAGAGCGGCTCGAGCGCGATCAGCGCATCTACGCCGACTACAAAAGGCTGATGCAAGGAGACGGTGTGCGAAAGGTCGGCGTGTATAGCTACCTCTGCGACAAGTACGGCTTGCATTCGAAGAATACTATCCACACGATACGCCGCCGAATGGAGGCGCTCGAAAACGAACAGAAGCAATGAAAACGAACGAACAGAAGCAAGACAAAAGGGGCACTGGCGTGAGAATAGCCGTAGAGGCTATCATAGTGATCATCGGAATTTCAGGCATCGTCCTGTTAGCTGG